ATTGATATTTGTTCCAACATCAGGTGTATATGGTAAAGTGAAACTATGAGTATTCGCTGCAACTTGAACGATGTAATCTGTATATGTACTATCGTAAGAACTCCAAGTATCTACCATATAAGGCAATACACCCCATCCACCGCCAGGTGCGAATCCTAAATTACCAACAATATTTCCTCCGTAATCTACACCAGACATTAATTGATTTAATTCTTTACCTATCATACCGCTAGTAGGATTATAATAAAAATCAATTCTATCTGTAGCATTTAACATTGAAATATCTTTTATATAATTAACAACTATAGTTGCACCGATAGGAGGAGCAGATACAAAAGTTATAGTTCCTGAATACTGAGTATAACCTTTTAATGTCGATTTAGCTATTGCTAATGTATAATTTTCTCTTAATTCAGGAATTCCATTTATATAAATTGTAGATTGGCCTACTCGAATATCAGGTGCCCATGTCAACGGAAATTGTAAACGAGAGCCTGAACCAGTAAACGTGTCCGTAACAGACAAATCAACGATATAATTTTTTTGAGAAATTCTATCAAATTTAATTCCAACTAAGCTCGATCGTACTACACTTTCACCTATAATAGCAACTACTGATGCAGCTGTACCCGTGGTAGACAATCCACCAACAATTTCTATAGTAGGAGCTGACAAATACCCACTACCTGGGGATGTTAATATGACACGATTTATAACGCCATTAGTGAAAAAAGCTTCAGCTGTGGCCTGCACAGGGTTAGGGCCGGTTGGCGCACTGATAATCACTGTCGGTTGCGTAATATAATTATTACCGCCAGACACAATTATTAATTCAGTTATACTAAACCCAACATTATCTAACCAAAATTTCCAAGGATAAGATTGGATAGCTGGCAAGTCTGCTGTTACAGATCCATTTGTAACACCCGTGTTTATAGTAGTGGATCGATTATTTTGTATAACTGGTGGTAAATCAAAATCTGATACTGCTGTTGGGCCTAAATCTGTGCTAACATACTGACTAATATACTCTCTTATTTTAGTTCTATAAGGCTTAACTTCTGCAATATAATCTTGGAAATTACTTAGATTATCTACTGGATAGTATACTGGTTGGCTTAAAGATCCAACATTGTGTGTTGCCCTAACAAAACTTGTCTTAAAGATCCAATCAATATATAACTGTTCACTATGCGCATATCTTATACTACTAAAAAATAAATCTAAATATGTTTGTTTAAGATCAGGACCAATAAAAATATTATTTTTTAATGTGTTAAGAATTATTCTTAATTCGGTACTAGCTTTAACATCAAAAGATCCGTTATCAAATGTACTAGCATCGTATCCTACAGCAGTAAATTCAGTACGATATAAACTATTACTCAATTGTATAGTTCCGTTCTGTATACCAACTACATTATAACTTTGTGTCCAATCTGTACTAGTACTATCAGCATATTTTTCTATCAATAACCAACCACCTGAATTTACCTTAAGAATTTTTACCAATTGGCCTTTTAAAACAGTTATTGAGTTTAAATCAAAAAATGTTTGAACTGAAAAATCAGGGGAACTAAATTGATTGTATCCGCTAGCATACCAGTCAGCGTAACTCCAATAATTTCTTACATCGTAAGACTGTGTTAATGTCCTAGACCACATAATATTAACAGGATCGTACGAATATATACTCCAACTATTACTTGCTTGGCTATCACTATGCACTAATACTGAATAGTTTCTAATAGAGCAGGTAGTAGTATTTGGGTCATAACCTTCTCCTGCACTTATTACTTGTGCCGAGACTATACTTCCCGCAGAGTTAAGAATTGCTTTTGCAATAGCACCTTTACCAGTGCCAACAATTTCAATATAAGGTGCTACACTATATCCTCTGCCTGTTGATAATATTTTAATTCCTGTTACTTTTCCGTTAGTTATTATAGGTGTTGCACTAGGACTTTGGAATAAATTTATATTAGCATATGGTAATTCAGTATCTGTATCTAGCACAATATCATATAGTGCTGATATTAGTGTAGGTTCTTTATCGTAAGATTCTAAAGAACTAATATTATAGTTGTTAACTATTTGATTTGCCAACAAACTAATATTAACTTGTTCTACAAATTCTTTTAGTGCTTCTACACGGTTAACAAACATACTTTGACGTGGACGATTTTCAATACCATAACGCAATTTAGGAGCTAACGATGTATCAGGTACAGATCTGCCTGATGCATCAGTTCCGCATAAACTATCAATCCATTTTTGTTCTATTACCGCAGGAATATCAACAATAGTATCGTTACTAATTAATTTCCATTGAGAGTGAATATTTTGTTCAATATTATCTACAGTCCAGTATTCAATAACTAACACTACATTAGAATCTGACAAATACGGTGCAGCGTTTACTAAACTAAAAGAATTGGTTCCTGTCAATGCTAGATATGTATATGCTTGATTTCTTGGAGAAGAAATTAAACTTGAAACAGCTTGAGCTGAAATGTTTCTTCCTATTATATCCGGTGTTATAGATTTATTTTTAACCCAGTAATAATATGTATTTTTAAATGTTTTAGTATTAGTATCATAACGTTTTCTAACGCTGTATGCATTATTGCCGTAAAGAGATGTTCCGCTGATACCTTGTGCAATTCCCGATACTGTATCAGCCAATGCATCCCAAGCTGCTGGTAATAATGAACTAGATACCCATTCATAGATATCTACACTTGCGCCAGGTGCAAGTGTATTCCATAAATTGTTTCTGTAAGTTACATCTGAAAAATAAGGGTCATAAAATTTAGATGTTCGTAAATCCCACCATAATTGACCAACTTGGTTAGTAGACCAACACACACCATCATCAACATTTACGGTATCAACATTAGTTGAATAAGAATATATCGCTGGATCATAAAATGATTTATATTTTATTTCTTCGTCAGCTGGCCCGGCAATTTTTCCTTGTATTGGATCAATAACATCTAGATAAGTCAATAACTTACTAGTAGTTTTATTATATAAAAATGCTTTCTTTAATTTTTTAATATCTACTACTGGAATTTGTGTTCTATAAGGTGTCCAACTATATGACTTAGGTGGTTTAGTATAAACATATACTTGTCCAGTTAAATTATTATTGATAGCGTAATAAGGAGAACTTACAAAAACATTATTAGATCCAACTGCAAATCCTATACCGTAACCATCCCACACATTTTCAGAATTTAATAGTGATTCGCTCAATACCCATTGAGTATTATAGTTGTCGTATATATCAACTTTGCCGCCGCTGATGTCTTGTGAAATAAATCTTGTAGCTCTTTCGTCAAATGTTGTTTCAAAACCAGATTCAGCATCTATTGTTGTTTGGGTTACTGGAGAACCTGTTTGACTATAAATTACCAAAGTACTAGTATCATTCATAAATGCTAGTTTATTTGCAAAATTAGAGCCGTTAGAACTAGAAGCGGTATCTGTTATTGTTTGTATTACTGAATATTGATTAGTAATGTCATTATATTGATAAAGATTCACTTGTCCAATATTTGACATAACATTAATTGTTGCAGAAGGAGATGTTTTTTCAGTAATTGTTTTAAAACTTCCAATTGCAAAATAAGTTCCAGTATCGGAAACAGTAAGAGATGTACTAGTTACTGGTATAGTAGATAGTAATTGTGAGCCCAAGCCTGTGTTTTTATAAACATATACATTATTTTTAGAAGATGCTAAAAATGTAGATCCGTCACGGCTTACTGTTATTGTATTACCAAACGCATTATTAGAAGATAATGCAGGAGAAGTAATTAAAGAACTATATCTCCAACTAATAGTTGTAAACTGTATCGGGCCAGCAGGAGTGGAATCAGGAGCCGCTGATAGCAATACAATACTCGGACTTGAAATTGTTCTAACATTGAATTGTAATGTTGGATCTGCTATTGTTCCGCCAGTTGCAGATGTTGTTGTTGTATTATTATAAAAAGTTACAGATGTTGTTGTAGATGTAACTACGGTAAATGTACCATTAAACCCTGCAACTGATACACCTGAAACTATAATTTGATTTCCAGTTTTAAAAGGAACCGCAGGTAATTTATTAAATGTTATTGTAACAAGCCCTGCACCTGGTACTGAAGGGAATACTCCAGTTATACTAATAATAAATGATACTGAAGAAATTGTCGAAATAGAATCTTCAGGCCCTGCAACTAATACATAATTTACAGTTGATTGTACAGAACCAGTATTTGCTGTGGCTACTCCTGTTGTAATATTTGCGTATGTTACATAATTTTTGCCAACATCAGTTACTGTATAAGATCCATTGTACCCAGATATTGAAACTCCAGATATCGATATCTGATCTCCAACTAAGAAAGGAGCAGCGGATTGTTGGGTAAAGTTTATAGTAACAAATCCAATGCTAGGACTACTTGGTGTTACCGATAATACATTAATAATTATCGGGTTTGTTCCTGTTGAATATACTGTTACTCCTGGCAATACCTGAGAACCAGAAACATTCAATCCAGCTGTAATATTTGAAAGACTTACTGCAACACCTAAAGAATTTAAAATATAATTTGGAACATTAGCAACAGAGTTGAATGTAATTTGTGTTAATACAGCCGCTACTGTTTGATTTGTTGCAAAGCCAATTCCCGATACTGACATTCCAGATTGAATACCAAATGTTGAATTTAAATTTAATAATGCTCCAGAACTTCCCACACTATCATAATATGAAATTATTGGTGTGCTGGATGCATAACTCAACGAGTATACTCGACCTTTTGCAGAGTCATACCCGGGAGCAGAAATATAAAGATTATTGTTGCTATCAAATACTAAAGAAGAACCAAAATTTTCAGTTGATGCCACTGACAATGTAGCCGATGGACTAATAATTGTATCTATTAACTGATATATGTTATTAGAATCTTTCTTGTACAATGATACTAACCCAGAAACAGCAATATTAGATCCTGCTAAACTTATAGGAATATAAGAAATACTGTTCCAATAACTTGAAGTTAGACTAGGTATAGCTCCTGAAGGAACAGCAACGATAGCCTTATAGAAATTATTCATATAAGATACTATTTGATTAACTGTATAAGTATTGCCCACGTTATACGCACCAACATACAAAGTCGATGCATAAGTTGCTGCTGGAGATCCAGATGCCATATATGTGCCGTCGGGACTAATAGCAATAGTAGTAGCTATAGAACTAATAGGATTTGCTGAACTTTGAGCAGTAAATGGTGTTGGGACCAATTGTCGCTGTATCCAAGATACAGCAGATCCAACTTTATCGTAGGTACTTATTTGACCAGATGTCATTCCAACAGCTGCAATATTTCCTTGTGTGTTAATAGCTACCGATCTACCAAATTGTAAATTAGTCGATTGAATATTGTTATTAACTATGCTTTGTGTAAAGACAGAATTATAAATCCAAGCTGCCGGAGTTCCTGTACCAGCATCATCTGTCCAAATAAGATCTTTATTTTTTAAATTAGATGACAGCATACCTGTGATATTATCAATAGAACTAGCTCGTTGACTAACAAGTCCATAAATTAATAATTCAGTAAAATCTGACGGCAGGCTTGCCAGGCTTGTAGACACTGTGAATGTATTTAAATTAACAGTTTCTACTTGATAAAATCCATTTAATAATGTAGACTGTAGTATACCAATATATGATCCAGCTTTAAAAGTTATAAGATCATAAGAAGTAATTGTCAATATGTTGTTTGATATTGAGGCTGATTTAAATCTTACATGTAAATTTGTAAATCTATAAACATCCCATCCTTTAAAGCTATCAAAAGAACACCAGACATACGAACCTTCTTTGAAAGTTGTTATGTCAACTTTTACAGTGCCCGTACCATTGCCCGTAGCCGTTGCCACAAACGAAGTGCCTACCGTATTGCTCAATGCGCCTGCAAGGGTAAAATCAGTCGTTCCAAGTGTTAAAATTGTGTAACCAACTCCTGGGGTTAAATTAATAGCTGGTTGAGATTTCAATGCATCTAAAGAATAAATGCTTATAGTTACATCGTTAGAATTAACATACCCAGAACTTCTTAAAAATTGATTAGTTGCCGCAAGCGGTAAGAAAGGATTACTGTCATAGCCTAATGGTGCTACATAAATGTCGTTAGGAGTTTGTTGAATAATAAAAGGACTTATTGTAGAGTCTAGTTTATTAACTAATACAAATCCTTGAGGATTATTTTTAAATGAATTCTGATTTAATACAATTTCTATTTCGTCAAATGCAGATGTCGCACCATAACGTCCAACACGTACTGCCCACTCTTCGTAAAATGTTAAACTTTCTTGTGCATCCGAACTTAAAACATTAAACAACTTGTTCAATACGTTTTGTGTTCCTTTCTCACGGATCATACCTTGATAGAATTTAAATTCACTTACATCATCTTGAATAATGTTTTCAAGGTACTGACGTTTCTGATACCCTATTAAGTGTTGTGCCATTTTTTGTTGGCCGTTATCAAAACTATCTACTTCTGTGCTATAAAAATCTGTAAATTGAGTTGCAATATTAGTCCAATTTGGTAATATTTTGTCAGTTGGTTTAGCAGACAATCGTGTCCACTGGGTATGATCGAGTACAGCAGACCCTGCAATTAAATTTCCGCTTGTAGGGTCAGCTTGTAGATAATAAGGGCCATATTTAACAATGTCACCTACATTATAATCTTGCCATGGTTGCCAAGATTGTACTGCCGCAGCATCATAGATAAATCCTGGAATGTCTAAGCCACCGTACCAACCTGTAGTAATATATCCGCTTACTTTTAATCTTTCTCTTCGATAACCGCTAGTAGGGTTATAGATAATATCATTAAAAATTGTAGTATTATTGATTACAATTATATGTTCATTTTGAACTAGATAAAAACTTGCACCATAAATTCCCTGCAGGGTCGTAGGTATATAAGTTATTTCGTTGCCTTGTCTATAGCTATGTAGATGATTTAAATCAATAGGAGTGCCATCTACTTTAAAAATTTCATAAGCATTAAAATTATTAGTAATATCATCAACAACTGTTAAGTTGGTAGTAAAATTAATACCATTTGCACTTGGACTTAAACTAATAACACTAGCACCAACATTACTTAAACCCGGCAACAATTGCCATTTAGTACTATCAAAATGATCAACGGCTGGCAAATTGTAAAGTGAACTATAGTAATCACCATCATATCTTACAACAGTACCGTATGTATATGGTTGATTTACGACCCAGTCACTCCATTTTTCTTGTCCAGTACTCCAATTTTGCGTAGTCCAAAATAAAAACTCGTTTACACTAGTATCCCAATTATTAACAGAACTATACAACGTATTATAATTGTCAAATGTAAATCCTTGATCTTTTAAATACTCTCCGTATCCTTGTAAGAAATCTACTACACTTTGTATTGTATTAAACAATGTTCCGTATGGAACTGATAATACTTTAGACTTATCCCATTTATTTTTTAAGTATGCTGTGGCTCCTCCAGTCATCGGAAGTCCACTTAACTTTGCAAAATTATTTGCATCAAATGAATCGGTAGATGTAGAAGTTGTTGTAGCTCTGTAGAATACCCCGTTATATTGAATTACACTACCAACCACGTATAATTGTCCTGAGGTCCAAGTTGAGTAGTTTTCTGAGATTCCCCCAACATTAATTTTACTGCCTGTACCTTGTGGAAAATAGTAATTAAAATAAGGTTGTGTTTTGCTATAACCTTTAATTTCAAATCCAGTTGATAATTTTGTAATAATTACACCACTATATACTAATTTTTTTACAGTTGTTGACTTGTTTAAAAAAACTTTATAATCGTCGGTTGGAACAAAAACATTTCCAGAACTTGCAGGTGTCTTTGACTCTAATAATAAATTAAATTGCGATTGATTTGTAAATGATCCAACCCTATATGCTAATTGAGGTGTCATCGTGGACAAATCATTTAGATAAGAATTATACCCAGCAACATTATTACTAAAGATATAATTAAAAATTAAATCAACAATCCAATTGACTAAGCCTGCGGTCTGCACACGATTGGTACTAGAGAATGTGCTGGGTAAAATAATATCTTTAGGTCTAATACACAATCCGGTTTCAGTATAAATTAACTGATTTGCAATGTTTCGAGTTATTCTTGATCTATCTAATAAGATACCAAAAGTTTGTCCAGGTGTAAGAATTAAACTAGCAGCAATTACACTAAATGAATAATAACTACTTCTAACCCATGCGGTTTCTACAGGACTACCGTCGCCAAACACAAAGTTATTATTGATACTAGGCTGTACTGTTCCAGAAGCCAATCCAGAATTCAATGGACTAATTAAATTTCCTGATTCATCGACAGGGATGTGTTGCATTAAAAATGGTTTAGCATATTCTTCTGCATAAATTGCAGGCATGCCTGGCTCACGGATCATACCGTCGGTAATATCTTGCCACATTATTAAATTATCACTAGTATATGGTGCTGGGCCATATACCGTTGTCCACCAACTAGGCTGTTGGCTAAATCCTAACATTTCCCAAGGACATAAGTTAGGTCGATCAGTATCTAAAATATAACGATATATTCCTCTCCAATAACCTGGCAACGGTGTATTATTAGGCGCAGCATTTAAAGAATAATTGTATGTAAAACTATTAGTTCTATCATAATTTAACGGAGTTGTTAGATCTTTTCCAACAAATCCAATCCAAGAATAAAAACTAGGAGCTATAACTTTATTAAATTCATTTAAAGAATAGTCGTTAGATCTATTATAACTAGGAATTATTTTTGCTATATCAAATATGTTAGTATTATATTTTACTTTTATGTTATTAAAAATTCTTTTTTCAAGTTCTAAAATTAAATCGTCTCGATAATCATTGTAAGCAGCAATAATACTACCATCGTGTCCTTGAATTACATTCACTGGATTTACTAATGTAGTATCTAAATATTTTTTTGGTGCAAATGCAGGCCACATACCTAACTTAGTAGGAGTTGCTGGAATAAAAGACCCATCTGTATTTTCATACTCGTAGGTACTGATAATATCGCCGTTTGCCAAAGCAACACTTGGATCTATTATTACAAATCCTTGGTTGCTAAAAGTATAATCTTGACCATAAATTAATTGTTCATTGTTATGGTAAACTCCTACAGCTTTATTACTCAATGCTTCCAATGTAAACACAGAAGTTAATGGATAATTTTTAATTCTATAGTCTACAACTGTAAGATTAGTTATTGTACAAGCACCATATGGTACCATATCACTAAGGTAATAAGGTGCAACTGTTGGTTTATTTTCATTAATTTTTGCTAATACTTTGTTAACAATAGTAATCGTATCACCGTCAACTCCTAGAGAATTAGCAACATTTATAAAATTTTGTTTAAAATTATTATAATCAGTTTTAGCTTGTTCTACAGCCTTAATCACATTATTAACTTCTGATGTGATATGATAAATTCCAAGACTTAATGGACCACTATGTTGAATAAATTTAGTTCCGTACTGTGCGATTTCTCCTAGATCCCTTAGATTACTTGATCCTGGAAATGATCCTTTAAATGTTGTCAAATTATCAACAATACTAGTTACATGATCGATTACTTCACCTAATGTGAAATCTTTCATTGTGTCATTTAATGGATTGTTTTGTAAATTTAAAGGTATTTCATAGTAGCCATTTGCATTAATTGGTTGTGATGCAAACGCTCTAATAGTTAATACATCTGTACTAGCAATCGGAGTTTTTAATCGAATTTGATAGTAAATCGGTTTGGTCACTAGTTTCCATAAACTTGGATCTAATCTAATTCCATTAACATAAATTTTAACAACTAAATCGTTTAAATTCTTAATATTGTCAAATATATCAAGTGGAAAATTATTAGTAAGACCTGAATTTTTGTAGATTCGTACTGCGGCCTGAGCATTAGTAACTTCGCTAACTTTCCAACCATTTACATACACAATGTTTCCTGCATAATCTAAAGTAGACAAGTATCCGACATTTATATTAGAAGATTCAACAAAATCTAATTTTTTATATTGAAAACTGTCTGTTACTAGATTAAAATTAAAGACAATATCACCTATATTGTTTACATTTTGATAAGATAATGGAAATCCTAAAACAGAATCTGCTACACCGGTACCTATTGCATAAGAAAAAATACTAGTACCGGCAAAAGTACTACCGGTATAAACTGACTTGTTGCCAAAACTTATACCATTATTATCAACTACATCAAACAAAGGATTCTGATTAACTTTAGTTTTTTGTTGTCCTTGTATCCATGTTGTACCGTCATACCAAAACATCTGACTCTGATATGCTACACCTTGTTTTACTAATGTAACTTCATTTAACAAAGGAGATGCTACTTCAACTAAATGCAGTTGATTACTTCCGCCAGTTAAGTGTTTAACATCGACATACTCTACTCGATAAATTTTATTTTTTACTAGAGGATCTAGATCTGCTGTGAATAATACAAGCATACCAGGTACTAGATTTATACCATCTATATTGTATCCAATACTACCTTCAATTGTCGAGAACACATCGGTTGTGAAAGTATCAATTAAATCAACGTCAAAAATAGCTTTATTGCCAAAATTATATAATTTGATATCCCTGTTAAATTCTATGATAGGTCTATTAGCTCTAGTTTTTTGATCAAGATTTGCTGTATTTTTATTAAATGCAGCACTAGTGTTAATAACATCTTTATGGAACCAACGATTATATCTAGACCATGGATTATGGTCTGCACTGGCTCGATTAATCGTAATATAATCCAGAGATCCTGCATAACCAACTGCATCATCAAATGGCTCTGAATCCCAAGGTAAATTATCAAATTCGATAGATTGCTCTGTAGTATAAGGACTTACTACTTCAAGAATAGAAGTTAATACTAATTTAATCGAAGATCCTACACCTTCAACGTAATACTGTCCTTTAGCATATTCTGCAGGAATAACAGTGCCACCAAATTGTAATTTCATTCCATTGCTTAGTGTAACACCATTATCTAAAGTAACAGATTTTTTACCTAAGATAACTTTTTCAACATCAATTAATGTATCAGTTGTTATATTAAATATTTCAATTGCACCGCCTAGATTTAAATCTGTTTCGCTTTGATAATATATTATACTAGGTGCTGTTGTTGGAACTGTAAATGTTATTGTACCCGATGTAACTCCGTAATTATCAATACCTGTAGTTTTATATCTGTTCAAAGAACCTGTAGATCTTTGAGTCATGAAACTAAAAGGATTGCCTGGACTATTAATAATAAATGTGTATGTTTGTCCTCTGTATAATCTTAGAACTGGGTTAGGTGTGAACCCATTAGGTGTGAACACATATTGATTATTTGATCCTTCTGCTTGCAATTCTACAGTATATGTACTGTTGATTGCCTGTTGAGAACCGTAAACAGTTATTGCGTCTGGCCCGTAAGGCAACCAATAATAATTCTGAAAATTAACAAATTTATCCCAATCTATATGTGGATTCCAACTATAAAATTCTTCTTTGTTTAACCGAGGGTGATTGTCAGTATTCCCTCCAAATACTCCTATCTGATTGATATAATCAATGTAGTCTTTATAAAAAGTTACATTGCCCAATGCATCCTTAATTGTAATTCCAGGCTCTAGTTGATAATTTTGTCTTACTTGATCTGCTGCTTCAACATACACATCTGCACCTGTAGATGCTTTTGCATTTTCTCTTCCAATAAGACCGCTAATTTTTGTTAACGATCCCGATTGGAATAATTGATCAATTGTCGACTGTAAAAACTTTTTGTTAGCAGAAGTTTGATAAAATTTTGGTAAAAGATTTGCACTAAGACCTTTATTTCCATTAACAGCGTTAGCATCATTACTATTAGCCATTAGGCTTTACCTCCAAATACTGAACTTGTTATTACCTGATTAGTAGTAACACTTGTGGTTGTAGCTGTAATTGTTTTTAAATTACTACTTGTAAATCCACTAACAATTGCAATGTCGGCTGTAGTAGCACAACTTAATAATATACGGTCTCCAGGACATTGTATTTCAAATAAACTACCAAAATATAAACCTGGTTGTTTAGGAACTATTGCAAAATTTATAATGTCGGGTGACAATTCATTCATAACGTAAGTACTCAATTCTGTAAAATAAAAGGTATCTCCAAAATTCCAATTTTCTAAATTGAAAAATGTATTAATAGCTATTAGTATTCGTGCTTGGACATCCGCTGTTGAAACTGCACTATTTGGATTAATCATTACATTGAATGTAGCTTGTAAATTTGGATCAGCTTGTGCTCCAAACAATAGTGTGTAACTAACTGGATGATAAACAATTTCATCAGAAACTGTTTTTATTAAATTTAAATTAGAAGATAGTAAAGTGGTCAATTCAGTACTACTAGGAGGAAGTGGTTCTGTTCCGCCAGATGTAACCCAAGTACGATATGCAGTATCGTAACTAGTTGTTAAGACATAAATGTCAATAATATTACTTGTACCTGGATCTATTCTTGAATCGTAATCTGCACTATGTTTGTATTGAAATTTTAAATTAGATCTACCAATATAAACTTTGTAATTTAAACTAGGAAGTAATTGTCCTATTGTTAAATCTGATTGATAAACAGTATCTGTATCAATAACATAGAAATAAGATCCGTTTGCATAATTTGATAATGAACCAATTGCTGCTTGATTTGCAACAATTATTACAGGTCCAGTTACAGGATCGTTAGCAACATATTTGTAATCCTCTTGTCCTTCAGATATTTTATAAAGTTGTTCAACAATATAAGTCGAACTACTAGGATTAACAATATCTAAAAATAATTGTGGATTATCAGCAATACCAGTCCCGTTTGAATCTAAGAATGTAATTACTAATTTTTTAGGATCGATATAGCCATCTTGACCAAAATATTCTGATGATATTTGCCAAACTAAATCTTGTGTAAACGGAGTGGACGCAGGATAAGGTTGTTGATTTATGCTTAAAACACTAATTGTATCAACAATAGTCTGCGATGATACTGAATCATATATATTTGAACTACTATCAAAATAAAATGTTACTTCTTGATCACTTTCAAATACATATCGCAATTTGCGTGAAGTAATTGTATATGTTTCTGTATTAGTGGTAAACAAAATTAACCAACTAGAATCTAATTGTAAATTTGCCTGGCTTCCTTGATTTGCTAAATTAAAAACATTAGTTGTATTTAAATTAGTTGTAAAAATAATTTGCCAACTTTGTGTAGCAATATCGTATCTTAATCCAAAATTATCATTAGCAAACACCAAATCAATCATTGTAGTTATAACAGATGGTGTTAGTGTTGTTACAAATTTAGGAATAATCTGCGTAGCTGTGGGTGCATGTACTATACCATTTATTGTTACATCAGGTATAACTTTATCTAATACAATAGCACCGCTAGTAACATTATTAATTGTAACTGTTCCTAGACCGTTTCCAGTTCCATCATTCACTACACTTACCACAGATGCCCATAAGTAAGTTGTCCCACCATATGGTATTCCAGAAGTAGGAATAGCAGCCAATGTTGTTGGTGTTGCATTAGGATTAAAATAATATCCTGTTGGGGCTGTAAATTTAATTAATGCGCCAGGAGTAACATATTGTAAATCTGTAGAAGTATAAGAACCGACCTTGTAAGGTGTTCTATCTAAAATACTACCGATGTATCCACTAACAGAATTACTATCTGTTGTTACAGTATACCATGCAACATTAAGACTGACACTTAAATAATCTAAAAAGTTTGAATAATAAAAATTCTTTAAATCCGCACTATTCAAAATATCATACAATGTATTATAGATGACACCTTCGATATCAGTTTGGGTCACATATGTAAAATTAACAGATGATGTATAAATGTCTTGATAAACTAATCCGTCATTTGCATATAAAGTTGTAGAACTATATTTTCCAGTAGGATCAATAAGATCAAAATATCGGCTTATACCACTACTGGTTCTATTAATAGATTTTACTTTGGCAATTTGTAAATTAGCACTTAATGGGCTGATGTTATAATCTTCTCCGGTAACCATACGATTTTGTGTATAGTATGTTTGTGGAGCATTTGTTTTAACACTAGCATTAGATTCTGATGTCGATGCATTGGTTACACTTGTTGCAAGATTAAGACCAATACTTAACGTTTCTTGTTTACCAGATGCACTAATATACGGAATATTAACAACTACGTTGATAATATCTGCAGGATTGATTGTATAACTCAATCCATTACTTACTCTATAATAAACTCTAAAATCGCCTATTGGCAAATTACCAAAAGTGCCGTCGCTGAATGATAATGTAATAGCATCACTAGCTCGGGTAATAACACTATAAATGTCTTTAATATTAGAATTTAAACTATTATAGATAATATTATTGCCGGTAGTAGAAGGTACTTGTGACCATAATGTACTTTCTAACCCTGTACTTTGATTTAATCCATACAACCAAACATCAGTATTGTTAATATTTTGTGTATTAATATCTATTGTTTGATTTGTTGTAGGTTGAGAAACAGTGAATGTACCTTGATTTAGTGTACCTTGGGTAAAATTAAAAAAGAAACCAGTACCTGGACTACTAGCACCATATCCATCATCACTATAAATGCAGGCTATTTGATTTGCAATTTTTGGTGCCTCTTCGTAAACATAGCTTTTTCCTTTGAAAGTAGTGCTTGTAATTTCAAAGTTCATACTACGACCTGCAATAGTTTTACTAAAAAAGTAAATTGGCACATCGTTATTATTGGCATTAAATCTATACTGAGCTGTAGGAATATTATAGATAGTAGCTTGATCGACAGGATTTCCAAATTGCTGTGTTTGGGGCAGTGCAGCGTTAACCACTTTAATAAATTGATCATACCAGTTAACATTACTAGGATCGTTCCAAGTTATAAACTGGCTCGCTAAATTTCTGCCGTTACTGTCTAAAACAGATTCAGTAGTTTGTACAGTATTAAATTTTAATAACCCTCTAGCAGAAACTGTTCTGCTAGCATTATAACTGACCATACGTGCCAGGCGTAGAACACTATCACGACGTTCTGCTAGCTCTAAAAAGTTTTCACGAGCGTTTAAATCAACACGGAAAGCTATGCTTTGACCAATATATGCAATAAGGTCGATAAGGGCCAAGTACTCGCTTGACTCAATATAATCGTTGAAATCTTCAGGAAAATTTGTACGGATATAATCAATCATTGTACGACGCAAGTTATCAAAATCGTAACTTTGAAAGTTTGCGTTCTTAAATGACTGATAAATTTTATGCCAATCTTCAGCGATTAGCAAATTATTTTGTCGATCCGTTGAGCTCATGATATGTCCTAATAAGTATATTTATTAGATTAAATTAAGTGGGTAGTTTATTATGTACTAGTATGTTAATAAACCGTTGGCTTGATCGAATTGTAATTTCATGCTTTCCTGAATGTTATAAAGCAGATATTTTAAATCACACTTAATTTCTAATCCAGTATCATATGGCGTAATAACGATATTGCCAGCTTGAATACGCGGGTCACTGTTAAAAATCTGATTTACATTTTGCAAAATTAAATTTTGTATTTCAGGTGTTAACGGTTCAAACAATAGATCCCATATGATTGTGCCAAATGCCGGTTGCATCAATCTTTCACCTTGACGTATGTAAAAATGATTCAATAAATCTTGCTTGATTAATTCAAAATCATACAAAGCAAAATTTTTAGTTTTGTGGTTAACTGTACTAAATCCTTTGTAACGCTGAACTCTAGACTGCGCATTATTATGTTTCTGTGGTATTACTGTTTTAGTATATAAATTAGCCATAATTAATTATTTCCTTTTAAAAACGTGTCCTGAGACAGACTATAAGTTTTCCAAGCATTTGGAGGATCTATTGCACTACCAGTTTCTCTATCTGTTTTACTGTGAGTAAAACTCGATGGATCTAAATTTTCATGGCCAGGGTAAGGCTCTGTGGTAGGAACTCTCAACATTATACTGTTAATAGTACTACCATCATCTGCAGGATTATCAAATGTAGTTAAAGGAGTTGGTGGAGTTGCCGGGGAAGCTGACCCTGCATCTCCAGCTATTCCTGAATTAAAATGGATATTTCCACCGTCGATTGCTGTGTTAGAAGCTTTAATTGTAAAGTCGCCTGAACTAGAAACTACACTAGCACCGCCAATATTTAAATTTAGCGCATCGCCTGTTGTAATATTT